GCAGGGGTAGTTCTAACAAAACTATTACAAGTAAGTGCAGGGGCTATCTATTCAGATACAGGGGAAGTTATAGAGTTTGATATAGCAAATCGTATGACTGCTCTCAAAGAAATAATAGAAGAAGCCAGCCACAAGGTTCTCGTGTTTTGTCCGTTTAGACATAGCATAGAAAAGATTATGTCTGAGTTACATAAAGATCATATAACTTGCGCTGCTATACATGGTGACGTATCTATGAATAGTCGTTCAGAAATATTTAAAAACTTTCAAGAAACCAAAAACCCACAAGTATTAGTCATTCAACCGCAAGCCGCATCGCATGGTGTTACCCTTCACGCAGCTAACGTAGTCGTATTTTGGTCACCTGTTATGTCTGTTGAAACATACATACAATGTTGTGCACGTGTTGATCGTGCTGGACAAAAAAATAAGATGACTGTAGTGCACTTACAAGGTTCGCCTGTTGAACAAAAAATTTATAAAATGTTGCAAAGTAAAATTGATAATCACATTAAATTAGTTGATCTTTATAAAGAAGAGTTTGAAGAATAAAAATTTATTAGAGAGAGAAATATACAGATGATGGCGAAGAAAATGACTCTTTATGAACGAGCAAAAAAATGGAGGCTTGATAATCCTGAAAAATACAAAGAATATCATAAGACATATAGAAAAAAGAATGCTGCAAAATACAAAGCGTATATAAGTAAATGGCAATTAAATAATAATGAAAAATATATTATTACAGCAATAAAATACCGTGCTAAAAAACTGGGAATTGAATTTAATATAGATTTTACTGATATAAAAATACCAGCTACTTGTCCTATATTAGGCATACCTATATTTAAAAAGTTTAAAGGAGAGGGTAATTTAAATAAAGGCCCAAGGGCTACATCACCCTCATTAGATCGAATAGACAATACTAAAGGATATGTAAAAGGTAATGTTCATATTATAAGCAACAAAGCTAACGTAATGAAAAATAGTGCAACACCTGAAGAGTTATTGCAATTTGCTTATTGGATACTACTTACATATGGACATTTAATTGATAAAGAAATTAGTTGACATTGTAAATAGTTGTGTTATACTGTTATCCTTAATTATTAAAAGGAGAGAATATGGAATTAGATGATAATAAGATAGAAAAGATGATGCAAGCTTCCGTCAATATGAGAGATAAGATTGATGAGTTAGAAAAACAAATCTCGGAAATTAAAACACAAAGAGATAAAGTTGATATGGCTCTGAATGAAGCATGTAGAACTCTCAACGTAACTAGTTTAAAAACTAAAGTAGGAACATTATCAAGAACACTAAAGACTAGATATTGGTCAAGCGATTGGCCTAGTATGTATGACTTTATTTTAGAAAATAAATTGCCTGAGTTCTTTGAAAAAAGATTAGTGCAATCAGCCATAAAAGAATACTTAGAGCAAAACCCTGACAAACAACCGCCAGGTTTACAAGCAACAAGTGAATATACAGTAAGAATAACTAAAAGCAGAGAAAACAAGGAGGAAGTATGAGTAACGAATTAGACGTATTTGGTAGTGCCGCAGTAGCCACACATACACGTCGTGATGATGGATTTACTGCTAATATTACAGGTAGTTCAACTACCGCTAAACGTATTTCTATACGTGGTGGTAAATTTAGATTAATGGTTAATGGTAAAGAAGTTGAGAAGTCTAATCAAGACGCACTAGATGTAGTTATTGTTAATGCATCACCACACGTGCATAGAATGTATTTTTCTAAACCATATATTCCAGGCGAAAAGATGCCACCACCTACATGCTGGACATCAGATAGCCAAAGACCTGATGATACTGTTGTAGAGAAACAAGCGGAGTCATGTTTAGCATGTCCTCAAAATATCAAAGGCTCAGGTGCTAACGGCACTAAAGCATGTCGTTTTAGTAGACGTATTGCTGTTGTTCGCGCTGATGATATGAATGGTGATGTATATCAAATGACACTCCCTGCTCAATCTATATTTGGTAATGGAACAAAAGATAGGAAACCTTTACATGAATATACAGATTATGTTCGTGCTAATGGTCAAAATCTAATGTCTGTTGTGTCTCGTGTATCTTTTGATGAAGACTCATCAAGCACTAAGATTGGATTTAAACCAATCCGTATTCTTAATGATGATGAGTATGCGGTATGTGCCACGAAGTCAATTTCGGAAGAAGCTAAGCGTGCAATTACTTTATCAGTAAGCATTGATAAAGATGATGGTGAAGAGTTTGAACAAAAGAAACAACAACCTATTCAACGTCCACAAGTAGCTGCACCTAAAGTAGAAGATGATATTCCTGAACCTACAATTCGTACTTCGGAGAAACCTATCTTTCCACCAGCATCAAAACCTGCAGCACCAAAAGCAGATCAAGGTGATGTAAGTCTAGATGACTTAGTATCAGATTGGGCGTAATCATGCGTGGTTATTCTCAAGTAGTTATCGAAGCAAACGCTAAAGCTAAAGAAACTACAGGGACACTTTTAGGTGCTATGTGCATAACACTTAAATACCCCGCTAGTCAAGTAGCGAAAAAGCTTAACGTTTCAAGACAAACAGTGTATGATTGGTTTTCGGGTAAAGCAAGACCATCTAGAAAACTTGACATAAAGATTAAGGAATTGATCGTTAATCTTAATAAGTAATACAACGGGCGAAAGCACTTTTTATATGTAGCCTACCAAATACTTACAATGCAAGTAGGGTGGTATGAGGCCTCCCCCTTAACCACGTCAACAATACGGCACCGCTATCTGTCGATTGCATAAGATAGCACTAATAAAAACTTTATTTCGAGAGAATAATGCAAACAAAAGAATTTTTACAACAAGTGTGGCCTGAGCACGGATACTATTGTATCTTAGGCAAAGACCAGCAAAATATAGTTCTTCCTAAGTTTGTAAATTCCATAGATGAAGCGATTGAAGTAGTAAATAAATTATTAGATGATAAGCAAGATGTTTATTTTGCTTGCTCTACATATGTAGAACCTACTGAAAGAAAAAAGACTAACGCAAAAGAACAACGTATCTTATGGTTAGATATAGACTGTGGATTTGATACAAAGAAACGCAAATGGAAAGACTACGAAACTAAAGACGATGCGCTAGTAGCCTTACGTTCATTTACAGATACTACACAATTACCTGCTCCTACAATAGTAGATTCAGGTAGAGGCATACATTGTTATTGGCCATTTACTGAACCTGTAGATAAAGCCATATGGCAACCTGTTGCTGAAGGTCTAAAATTTTTGTGTGCTAAACATGGACTTAAAGCTGATGGAGCATGCACAGCAGACATGGCTCGTATATTACGAGTGCCAGGTACAAAAAACTTTAAAGAAGTAGTTAAACCTGAAGACGTAGTAGTTCTTAATCAAGGAACTCCTACTCCGTTTGATGAGTTAGCACGTCTTATACCCATACACATATCAGATAAACCTAAAGCTAAACGTCCACTAGACGAAGCTACAAAAGCTATTTTAGGTAATAACTCTTCTAAGTTTATGAAGATTATAGAACGTTGCCGTAAAGATGACGGATGTGCACAACTTGTTCATATCATGACTAAACAGTCGACAGTAGAAGAACCTCTATGGCGTTCAGGCTTATCTATCGCTGCATATTGTGAAGACTCTGAAGTAGCGATACATAACATATCTAAACATCATCCTGATTATGACTATGTTAAAACAGAATCTAAAGCAAGTGCTATTCCTGGACCTCATACATGTAGGCAATTTGAAGGCTTACGTCCTGAAGGTTGTGATGGATGTAAACATAAAGGTAAGATTACTTCACCTATTGAATTAGGTAGAGTTATTCTTCGATCTAAAGGCGCAGATAATGTTATTCAAGCTAAGTCAGAAGAATTAGGGGAAGTAGTTACTTATAAAATTCCAGACTATCCATTCCCATATTTTAGAGGAAAGAATGGTGGTGTATATAAAACCATAGCTGATGAAAACGAAGAAGCTATCATGATATATGACTATGATTTTTATTTAGTAGAAATATTAAACGATAGCGCTACAGGTTTTTGTGCATGGTTTAAATTACATTTACCTCATGAAGGTGTTCAAGAATTTATAGCACCATTAACTCAATTACTATCTCGTGATGAAGCTCGTAAGATATTAGTAGCAAAGGGTATTGTTAAAAATGGTAAGAAATTAGATAACGTAATTGATTACATCATATCGGTTGTAGATGCAGAACAAAAACAAAAAGCGTCAACACCTATGTATAAGCAATATGGTTGGAACCCTGCATATAATAAAATTGTTATAGGCAATCGTGAGATTAGTGCTTTTGGAATAAAATATGTCCCCGTATCTGAAGACTTAAATGATGTAAACCCTGCATTACAAAAGAAAGGGACATACGAAGAATGGAAGAAAGCTATATCTGTGTATGAAAGACCAGGTATGGAGTTACGTGCTTTTGGTTTCTTCTGTGCGTTTGGTTCGTTACTAATGCCTTTCTTTAGAACAAAAGAAAAGTCTGCTGTTATTAATCTATATAACCCTGAAACAGGTCAAGGTAAATCTACAATACTACAAGCTATGACCAGTGTTTATGGTAATCCTGAATTATCAGCTAAACTCATTCAAGTATGGGGCGATACAGGAAATGCCGTTATTAATCGTATGGGTTATATGAATAGTCTTCCTGCAGCAGTTGATGAATTTACTAAAGTAACTCCTGATCAGCTACATGAATTTTTAAAGTTTATGTCAACAGGTCGTGGTAGAAATCGTATGGGTAGTGGAGGCACAAATAAAGAAAGACAAAACGATACAGTGTTTAATCTTATTTGTGTAGTGTCTTCTAATACAGACTTTCGAACAGTTATGTTTTCATCTAATGCTAAAGCATCGGGTGAAATGGCTCGCTTCTTACAGTTACGTATTGATAAAGACACTAGCTTAACTAAAAAAGAAGCTGATGATTATTTTGGTAGATTGTTTGATAACTATGGCCATGCAGGTGAAATATATGCTCAATGGATTATTTCTAATTTAGATTCTGTAAAAATTGCTCTAAAAGAAACACAAGAAAAAATAGATAAGGCATGGGATATAGCTGGAGAAGATCGTAAATATTCTGCTACACTCGCTGCAGTATTTTTAGGTGCTCAAATTGCTAAGCAATTAGGCATACATAATATTAATTTAGATCCTGTTAAACAAGCTATTAAGTTAGAGTTAGATAAATCTAAAGTAGAACTTAAAGCTCGTGACTTTGACGCTATGGAAACATTAACTACTTTCTTACATGAAAATTTAAAAAACACTTTAGTAATTAATAGCGCTATAGATGCACGCACAGGATTACAAGAATCTCCTTTATTGAAACCAATCAATGAGTTACGGGTCAGAATTGAGCCAGATACTAATACAATTTATATTCCTTGCGGTATAATGCGCTCATATTTAAAGAACCTCGGTAACGTAGATTATGAGGATTTTATTAGAAAGCTTAAAGAAAATAAGGTTTTAAAATATAAATCAGGAGATTCCAAAGTGTTACAAAAAGGATTAGATATTAGCGGTTCAGGTGTTAGATGCATATGGATTGATAATTCTACCTTTGAAGGAATTAAGACTAACGACTTACCATTAGATATACCAAGACGTGTTAACTAACGGCGTAAATTATCAGATTGATTGGCCTGCTTTTGTGCCAGGTTCATCTATCTTTATCCCTGCGATTGATACAGAATCAGCTATTAAAGCTATACAAAAAGAAAGTGAACGTCTTGAATTTCAATTCATTCACAAAGTTGTTGTAGAAGATGGGGTTAAAGGTATACGAGTC